GATGAGGGGCTTGCCAAGCCGATCGCGCAGCGCCTGGAGCTTGTCGAGCGCATCTTCGTTGATCCGCAGGGAGCCGCTGCCTCGGCAGGCGATCTCGGCAGGCGAGAAGTTCTTCCAGCGCCACGAGTCCTCGGGCACATCGCGCCAGTGGTTGAAATAGCTCGTCGTCATCGGTGGTCTCCGGGCACAAAAAAGCCCGCCGGACGGCGGGCTGGTGGGTTGGGGCTCGTCGGGGCCAATTAGGGCCCATTGCCGAACAGCTTCAGCTTGATGGCGATGCCGGCCATTAGGGCGAGCAGGATTCCGGTGGTAATCAGCCGTACGCTGGTCTGGACGGCCGTGCGCTTGGCGAGCCTGAGGCTGCTCAGCAGGGAGCGCAGGTCGCGGATGTCGCCGGGCGCGTCCTCGTCGACCAAGCCGACATCGGCCAGCGCCCGCTTGGCCCCTCGCTCGGCCGCCAGTTCGAGCAATTGCTCGAACTCGGCCTAGGGCATGGCGACATACCCGTCCTTCGTCGAAGGGCAGTTCATGGTGGTCTCCAATCTGGATCTGATCAGGCGGCCAGGTCGGCCTCGTGAACGCGCGCGTCCTCGCCGACGGCGGTGATTTCCACCTGCTCGCCGCGCGGGCGAACGGCAATGACGCGGGCCTTGGCGCTCCAGGTTTCGCCGGGGCCGAAGGCGAAGTGGCTGCGCTCCTCGGCGGTGCCGGTATAGGGAGCGAAGCCCAGAGGATCGAGAACCCGGAGCGTCCGACCCTCGCCAACGACGGCCTCCACGTGGAACGGCCCGGCGGGACTGCCGTCACGACGGCGCAGCGCGATGTAGTGGTCCTGGCCCTCTACCCACTCCAAGGGCTCCGAGACCGACAGCAGTGCTTCCGTTTCGTCCCAGGCGACCACCTCCCCACCCTGGCCCCAGCGGGGCATGTCGTGGGTGACGGCGACCAGATCGCCGTAGGTGGGGATCAACCCGTCCAGTTCGGTGCGCCAGGAGACCAGTTTGCGCCGATAACGATTGTCGGCGGCCATGTAGAGCCCCTCGCGGGCGGCCTGGGCCTCGTCGGTGCAGCCGAACAGGGTCACCTTGGCGGGCTTTTCGGCGGCGCTGTCGGGCAGGCTTGCCGTGACTTCATCCGGCTTCCAGGCCCGGGCGTTGAAGAACTCGACGGTGACCGCGTCGGCGGTGTCCTCGCCCGGCATGATGTACTGGATCTTGAACGAGCCCTTGACGATGTTGCGCGGCCCGAACATCGCCACCGGCAAGGTCTGCGCCGCATCCCGAAACAGACGCACGATGCCCCCCTGGAGAACCGGCACGGCGCGACCGCAACGGGCGATCCGGGTCAGCGCCTCCCACACGGTCATGGCGCTGTCGAACACGCCGTCGAAGGTATCGCCCCGCCCGGTCCAGATCTGATCGAGGGCATAGAGCGCCAACAGATCGATCCGACCGTCCGCCAGACCGGCGCCGTAGGATGCTCGGCAGGCGTCGGCGAAGGCCCAGGCGATGGAACGGGTCGGCTGTGGTGCGGACCACCCTGTAATCGGCTCCCAAACCGGTAGCCGGCGGGTGACCACGCAGTTGATCATCCGCGAAGAGCGCTGGGACAGGTTGTCGGTGGCCCGCATTTTGACGGCAAGCAGGGTCACTCCTTGTGTCCCTGTCGCGGCTCCGCCGCTCCCCGCCTCTTGGCCGAAGTCGGGCGTGCCTTCCAGATAGGCGCGCAGCGCGCCCCAGCGCAGTTCATGCCCGGCCCTCGACGAGGTGTCGATGGCATCCAGCCGGATCATCCGGACCTCGTAGCGGCCCGGCGTGACGGCGTACTTGTAGCTGAGCCGCAGCGCGGTGTTGGTGGCCGCCGAATGGCTCTCGGTGCCGAGCGTCGTCCAGTCTCCGATGGCCTGACCGTCGTCGTCGACGGCCCTGGCCTGCACCTCCCACTGGGCGCTCCGGGTGTCGAGCCCGCCTGCGTCATTGGCGTAGTAGAGACCTCGAGCGAACACCACGTCGATGCCGATGTGCCCGGCCTGGGTCTCGACGGGATTGGCCGTGAAGGGTCCGACCCAATCGCCGCCATCGCCCGTGCTGCGCAATTCCTGACCCGCGACCTCGGGCGCCGTGACCACATCGGTCTCGAACAAGGTGACCGTGCCGCCAGGGCCGACGATCTCCGTTTCCACCTCCTCGAAGGCGGCGATGGGCGTGTCCTCGATGCGCACCTGTTCCAGGTCGTATTCGCCCTGGCCGATCACATGAAGCTGGAACAGATACTGCTCGTTGCCGGCAAACTCCTGATAGGGCTGGGTGGCAAGGTCGGGATAGATCAGGTGGCGGCCATAGAGCACCGGGATCGGCTGGCCGAGACGGGCCTCGTTGCCCTGGGCCGAGAGGGAATAGGTGGGACTTGGTGCCGGTGGCGCGCCGACCGATCCGAAACTGAGCGACGGCACCGAGGGCTTGGGCGCCGGCACCACGGCATTCATCAACGCCATGCCGGCGAGCGAGATGATCGCCCCACCGATGGCCTGCTGCAGGACACCCGCGCCGATGCCGAGCGCTGCCCCGGCGTTGGCTGAGATGCCCATGGCCGCGCCCAGCGGACCGCCGAGGGCGAACGAAGCCACCATGACGGCGATGGACAGCACGGTGCGCAGCGGATTCTTTCCGCCCCCACCGCCTCCGCCACCGCCTTGGGGCAGGGTCACGAACGCGACCACGTCACCGTCGGCGATGACCGTGGTGGTCCAGTCGGCGCGCAGAACGGCCCTGCCATTGTGCAGGCAGATGGTCGGGCGGTCGAATTCGCCAACACCCCTGTTATCGAGCCAGCCGCGCACCGTGGTCAGGCTCAGCACCGGGCACACTTCGCGGTCCCGATCCGGACAGAACGGGTTACGGACCATGGTCACGGCGGCGAGCATCAGTTTTCCCCGGTGAAACGGTAATAGCCTTCGATGCGCCAGCCGTTGGCCGCCAGCGCGGTCACGCCCTGGAACGCCACCCCGGCCTCCTGGGCGCAGTGCAGAACGCCGCCGCCGTCCACGTCCAGCCAGACGCCGACATGGATTGGATAGCGGGCCTGGCGGATGAGCACGCAGTCCCCCTCGGCGGGAGCATCAACCTGGATCCAGCGTTTCCGTTCCGGGTGGTCACGAAAATCTCGGGCAATACCCAGCAGGTCCTCGGGGTTGGCGATCACGGGCAAGGCTCGCCCGAAATGCCGCTCCTGAACCCAGCACACGAAGGCCCAACAATGAAACGAACCGGGGCCTTCCCCCGTGGCGGACCACGGCAGGCCGATGTAGGTTTCTGCCCAGTGCATTATCGCGTCAGTCCAGGAAAGCGCTTGGCGGTGTAGGTTTCGCCGGGGAAGGTCTTGTTGCCGATGTCGAGCATCCGCGCCCGCCCGGTGACCTGGAGCGCGTTGGCCTCCACCTCGGTCAGAACCAGGGTGATCGGCGGGTCCATCTGCGGCCCTTCCAGATCGGTGGAGAGATAGGGCCGATAGGTGATCTCGATCTTGTCCTGGGAGACGGCCGCTGCATCCAGATGGCGGACGATCTCTCGGCTCACGTTATCCAGCGTCACCGTGATCTCGGGGACCGGCGCGGTGTCGATGGGCGGCAGCGACAGATCGAAGGCGAGCGCCACGAAGGTCACCATCTCCCCGCCGTCGATCGGCGCCGAGGGCTCCAGTCGGGCGGTCAGGTCCCGGTGGTCCCGCACCACGCGGATGGCGGTGGGGTGGCCATCGCCATCCTCGAAGGCCGGATGGCGCAGTTCCAGGGTATGCAGGATCACGACGTCCGACGGCGCGGTGGCATAGGCTTCCTTGATCGCCTGGGACAGGGCCGGATCAGGCATTGGGATCGTCCAGCAGGGTCGGCTTGGGATGCGCGCGTTTGACGGCGAGCCAGCGGCCGATGACCTCGTTCATCTCGGCGGGCAAGGTCGTGCCGTTCATGCGCAGATGATTGAAGGCCTTGAGGATGGCGTCCAACTGCTCGCCGGTCGGCAGCGCCCGTTGGTATTCCGACGCCCGCTCCTCGCGCACGCGTTGGACCGGCACCGACTGGTCCAGGATGTGCTGGATTTCCGCTTCGCCATGATGCTGAAGGTCGATGCCTTCGGCTTGCTCTCCATAATCCAGGGACGTGACATGGGCGTAGTGACGCCCATCGACTTCACAAAGCCACTCGAATTCGCCGTCGATCCACTCCCCCGGTGGGAGAAAGTGCCAACCGTCCGGGCTTTCCACATAGCTGATAAAAGGCATCAGTGAATCTCCACCCGTTCCACGAAGGTCGGATAGCTGTTGGTCGCCTCCGTCCCCAGCTTGTTGCTGCTGTTGCGCCCGGCCGCCCACAGTTCTCCATTGTTCAGGAGCACGAACGCCCCCCATTCGGAGGTGTAGGCATGGGACACCACGTCCACCACCTTCCGACGGAGGGGATCGTCCGCATATTTTGGCCAGGGGCGGTACCAGCACACGGGTTTCTGCCAGTTGCTGCCACCGCTGTTCCCGAAGAAGTACCCAGCGTAATGGCCGCAGGTATATACCTCGCCATCCGTGCCCAGCATGATGGTGGTGTGCCGTTGGGTGGCCCCGTCGTAGGCGCCGCCCGTGGAGACCTTCTTCAACTGCACGCCCGAGGGAAGATTGATCTTGCCCATATACGCGTTGGACGTGGATCCGACACCCAATTGGCCATTGCCGTTGTATCCGCAGGCATAGCAGGCCCCGTCATCCGCGTTGAAATACGCCTGGGCGTATTCACCCGCGATCCACATGTCGGTGAACCCGCCGACGCCGGTGGGAAAGGCCAGTTGATTGAAGCCGCTCCAGTTGGAAGCGGAGGCGTTCAACTGATACTGCCCCCCGTACCCGGTCCCGAAGACACGGCCATCCTTCAGCAGAACATAAGTGCTGGCCCCACGGCTCGACCCGCCGAGTTGGACCTTCTTGATGGGGGAGTCGGCTGGAAGGCCAACGCAAGGCTTCAGGCGGTACTGGTTCCCGGTGGTCCCATCGCCCAGCTTGCCCCAGTTGTTCTGCCCGCAAGACCACAGCGTGCCGTCCGCGCGAAGGACAAAGACGGCTTGATAGTTGCCGTGCCCCGCGAAGATGCCGATGGCGTCGTCAACGGGCGAGCCCGTGTTGTCATGCAGTTGGACGGGCGTGTAGCAATTCGAGGTGTTGTTCTGCCCCAACTGGCCGTAGCCGTTATAGCCCCAGCCCCAAACCGTGCCGTCCTTGCACCGGACGTATAGGGTGTGCCCGGAGTTCGGATACCCCTTGGTGAGGTCGATTTCCACGACCTCGCGCCCCTTGATGCCGGATCGTGGACCAACATTGGTCCCTGTTATGCCTTGGGCATATCCATTTCCGGACGCATGACCTCGTCCCTGCTGTCCGTGGCCATTGTAACCCCAGACCGCCACGTCACCTTGGTCCGTCAGAACCATCGTGCAGTCATAGGCAGCGCGGATCGCCACGGGATCGCCGATCACCCCCCAGGTGGCGTTCTGATCGTGGCGCAGCAAGGCGACCTTTTTCGTGTCATGGACGCTGAAGCCAGTGTTTCCCTGCGCCAAGGTGTAGTTGTTGTGCGCGCCCGACATATGCAGCAGGCCATCCTTGGTGAGGAAGCAGTTGTGGTAATAGGTGATGTCGGAATTGGACCCGATGGTCTCCTGCCCGCCCGACAGGGTGGAATTCTGGAGCGTGACAACGAAATGCTGGTCAGGCTTCCCGTTGTTGAGCCCGACGGCAGCCCCCTGACCGCCCCGCCGTTCCACGCGCGGCAGGTCGGCGGTGATGGTGGAATTGCTCATCAGTAGTCACCGCCGAAGAAGGTGATGTGGACGTTGCCGGTCGCGACCGCGTTGGCATTGGCCGGAATGCGGGCCGCCAGCGGGGCGGTCAGCAACAGCCAGCGATCGCCCGTGAGATCGAGCCAGGGCAGCGTCTCGAGATCGAGACCGGCTGCGGACGGGTTGCCGTCGAACCCGGCGCGCGCGGGCACGGTCACGGCCCACAGGGGCCGCCACCGATAGGCGTCGATGAATACGCCCAGTTCCTGCGCGATGGCGTTGCCGGGGGTGTTCTGGACGTTGAGGACGTCGAAGATCCCGGAGCCCGGAGTCTGCTCGGCCGTTCCAGAAAGACGATAGTCGCCCCGATTGACGGTCGCCGCGTTCCACAGTGTCAGGACCTGGAGGTTTTCCGTGATAGGCCAGGACTGGTCGTCGACGCGGGTAACGGTGAAGGGATCCGTGGCCGGCGTGGCGCCGGGGACGATGTTCACCTCGATCCCGGAGAACACCACGTCATAGGTACCGAACTCCACCGTCACTTCCGTCTCACCGTCATTGCCGAGCGCCAAGGCATGGAGACGGGTGCCAGCGGCGCCTGGCGTGAAAATATCCTGCGCCGCGTTGCCGAGATCGGCGCGCAGAACGGTCGTGTCCTGGCGATAGCCGGACACGAAGATCGGTTGATTGGCCATGGGGTCCTCGTTCAGTTCAGATGAAGCCGCGGGCCAACGCCACCAGGGCGCCGGCGTGAACCTGCGGGGTCACGGAGATGGCGAGCCGCTCGTCGCCACCGGAATTGGCGATCGTGGCCTCCAGCCCCACCCCGGCCTCGATCTTCGAGGCCAAGCTGGCGGGAGCCGCATCTGTTTCCGAAACGGCCACGGTGCCGACGGCACCGAGTGCCGCATCCCGTGCATCGACGGCTTGATCGCGGGCCAGTTCGGCAGCGGCGCGGGACGCATCCGCGTCATCGACGGCCTGAGTGATCGTCGCCGTACTCGCCGCGACACTGGCCTCCACGTCGTCGATCGCCTTGGCGACAGACTTCACCGGGCCGCCTTCGGTCGAGACGGTGGTCTCGGCATCGCCGTGGACGATCTGATGCAGCAACAGGCTGTCGGCCGTCGCCTTGTCGGCGGCGGCCCGCAGGTCGGTCTCGATGGTCATGGGATACTCCAAGAGGCGAGGAGCACCGGAGGTGCGACAGGGACAAAAAAGGTGTTACCAGACGTGCGGTCCGGGCAGGGTCGCGTGGACCAGGGTGTGCAGCGCTTCGATGCTGACGCCGAGTCCCGTCATCTCTTCTTCCAGCAGGAGGTTCATCGCCCCTTCGGACAGCGTCGGACGCTCACGGATTTCCAGTTCGCTGGTCACTTCCCAGAGCACGCCGCCGCGCACACGGGCCTCGAACTGGCGGGTGAACCGGGCCTCGTGGGCGACCAGCCCGAGGCCGCCCAGCAAGTCGATCTCGAACCACGCGCCGCCCTCCTTGGCGTGCCAGCGGTACCAGGCCTCGAAGAGGGCGAACTGCTGGCGGCGAAACAGCCAGCGCACCGAGATCCGGCTCGGCATGCTCGTGAACCGCCGCCGTTGCCGCGCCGGTCCTGCCTCCATCTCGGTGCGCAGGATCGCCTCGCCCGGATGGACGCCGTAGCCCTCGATGGTGGGCAGTGGTAGGGTCGTGGGCCAGGAGATGGACGTACCCATGCGCTAGCGTTCCCAAGTACAATAATTATGGGTGGCAACTATGATTGGTTTTACCTAAACAGGTTTATGTGGACATTTCTTAAGGTAAGGAGGTTTGGTCGTGCACCCCCTGTTTGATAAGGATTGCGACCTTGTCGCTTGGATTGATCCTGGACATCATATTTTCAGTGTAGACATGGATTGGCTGGCATACATCTCGAACGGACATGCTTGGTCGGCCTCCACAGGCGATTGGTTAGGACCGGTGAAGGGACTGCTCTGCTTAGATCAATCGGGACATCCTGTGGCATGGAACCCGAAAGAGGGGGTTTCGGGCACGGCGAGACCTGCAAGACCCGCACGAGCCGCTAGGGCTGCCAAACCAGCGCGACCCGCCCGCCCGGCACGACCTGCAAGACCCGCTCGACCAGCGAGGCCTGCTGGAGGCTGGTCATCTTTGTCTTTCTTCGCATGGGTGGCGCAGTAGACTCATTTTTCTAACAGCCAAGTTTGTTTGCTGGCTTTCCTCACCGATAAGCTCCCGCCGCCGGATTAAGCCCGTAGCGGCGTTCCATGGTCGGAGCCAGGCCTTCGCCGCGACCGATATTGCGGGCGATCTGGCCCTCGATCTGCTCGACCACGATGTCGAGGCTCAAGCCGCCGTTGCCGTCCGAGCGCCACTGGGCGCGGGCCTCCGTGCCAGGGGCGCGATTATCGACATGGACATTCACCTGGACCTCGGGCCGTTGACCGAGTTCCGTGCCGAGCGCCCGCATCTGGCCTGGCGTGAACACGGTTTCGCCGCGCTGGGCGATGATCGGCACTTCGGCTCCGACCACGCCACCGCCGTGGAACCGGGGCGCGTTTTCAAACAGGACCGGTGAGACCGACCGGCTGGGCAAAACGTCTCCGCCGATCACGCCACCACCGTGAGCCACCTGGACCGGGCCGGGGGCCGGGAAATCGCCAATCATCTCCGAACCACCGCCGAACAGGCTGCCGGCGATAGAGCCTCCGATGGACGAGAAGATGCCCTCGAACAGCGACCTGAAGGGCTTGATCACCGCCATGCGATAGGCGGCGCGCAGAGCCTCCTCGGCGATGCTGTTGAACAGGTCGGACGCACTGACCTTGCCGGTGGTCGCCCACTGGACGAAGGCGTCTTCGCCGGCCTTGAGCGCCCGGGTGGTCGCCTGCTCGAACTGGGTCGCCGCGTCCGAGGATTCCCGCGCGTAGTCGCGAAGCGCTCGGACCACGCCCGCCGACCAGTCGTCGCTGGCGCGCAACATCCGGTCATAGGCCTGTTCCGAAGCGCGGGCGAAGGTTTCCTGGTTGATGGCGCCCGCCGCAAGGAGGGCGTTCAACTCTCGCACTTCATCGGCATAGGCCTGCTCGACCGTGCGCAATTGCTCGGTGAGGGACTTTCCCTTCTCACGCAGACGAGCGGCTTCCTCTTCCGCCTTGGTACGCGCCTCGATCGCTTGGCGTTCGTCGAACAAGGCGCCAGCCAAATCACGGACCTGCTGGCGCTGAGAGTCCGTGGCATCCGCTGACAGACGCCGCAGAGCCTGGGAGACGAAGCGTTCCTTGTCGGTCATCGCCAGTTCGTCACGCTCTGCGCGCAGGTTTTCGATGACGCGGGTGTTGGCTGCCTGGCGGCGCCTTGCCGCTTCCTCTTCCTGGGCCGCGAGACGGGCCAGCTTGGCGTCCCGCACGGCCGCCGCCCGGGCCATGATCTCACCCACCTGATCCAGGTTGCCGCCATCGGGCTTGATGAGCGTCTGCATCTCGGCGACAAGCTGTTGGTACTCGGCGCGGATGCGGTCCGCCCCCTCGTGGGTGGCCTCGAACAATTGGCGTTGCAGATCGGTCTCGATCTGGGCGATGCGCTGGGCCCGGTCCTGGGCGGCGCGAATATCGGCCTCGATGGTATCGGGTGTCGAAGCGCCGTCCGGCGCGTCCGGGACATCGGCATTGTCGTCGCGCTGCATCCAGGCGAGCTTGGCCGCCCATTGGCGGTACTGTTCGCCCCGCTCTTGCAAGCGGCGCTCGAGCGCGACCTTGCGCCCCCAGGCGATGGGATCGTCTGCGAACCCGATGTCTCCGATCTCTTTCAGTTCGCGGGCGATCTCCTGCAGTTCCTGGCGGCGCTCATCGACGATGCGCCGGGTGGCGCGTTCCGACAAGCCATCGAAGTTAAAATCGCCGGACAGAGCCAACTTGATCTGCTCGTAGGCGGTGGCGGCATCGGCCGCCAGATCGGCCAGGTTCGACGAGACGTCGGTGATGGCCGGGGCCAGATCCAGCATGGCGCGGGTCAGGTTGGCGGAGACCACCTTGCCCAAGGTATCCAACTGGCTGTGGGCCTCCTCGGCATTGCGGACCAGATCCTCCTCCAGCACGATGCCGAGGTCGCGGGCATGGCGACGGGTGGCTTCCAGCGCGTCCGCGCCGCCGACCAGCATGTTGACCATGGCCACGCCTTCGCTGTCGAACAGCTTGAAGGCGAGCCGCAGCCGTTCCGCCGGATCCTCGGTACGCTTGAAGGCCTCCGCCACGTCGTTCAGCAGATCCTCGGAACGGCGAATGTTGCCATGTTGATCGCGAAGCGCGATACCCATGTCGGTCAGCGCCTGTTTGGCCTCGCCGGTGCCCTTGGCCGCTTCCGCGACGCGCCGGGTGAAGCGCTGCAGGCCCATGTCCAGGGTCTGTTGTTGAACCCCCGCCAGTTGGGCGGCAAAGCGCAGTTCCTGAAGCGCCTCGACGCCCACACCCAGCTTGTCGGCGGTCTTGGCGATGGCATCGGCGGCCGAGATGGACCGGTCGATCAGGGTCGCCAAACCACCGACGGCGGCAGCCCCCGCCATCGCCCCGACCAGACTGCGCATGCCCAGGGTCAACTTGCGGGCACGGTCGGCCAGGCCGGTCAGCCCACGCGAGGCCTTACCGCCGGCACGGTCGATCTTCTTCAGCGACCGCTCGCCGCTGTCACCGACCGAGACCAGCTCGGCCTTGACCTTTCTACCGCCCTCGACGGCAAGACGGACAGCGTAGGTGTGCTTGGCTTTGGCCATCAATCGGCATCCTTGGAGTTCATCGCATCGACCAAGCCCGCCCCCGCCTCCTGGAGCAGTTCGGAGACAATGGCGAGGTCATGGCCTCGGGCTTCGGCGATGTTGAGGGCCACGCCCAGGTCAATGCCGAGCACATGGCCGGATGCAGCCAACCGCAGCTGCCCGAGGCATGCTTGCAGCACATCCCATGCCTGGTGCTCTTCGTCCGTGATCAGGGCGTACTTGCGTCGGGGGCACTGTTGGCCGCAGTCCGTTTCGCAGGCTTCGCAGTATCCCGGCCCTCCGCCCGGCTGGAAGTGCCAGCGGCAGAGAGCCCTGATCCGTTTTTTGCGGCGGTGAGCAGCACCTGTTTGAGCGTGAACTCATGAAAGAACCGCTCGCCGACGGGATAGAGAGCCATGACGGCGGCCACGTTCTCCGGCGTCACCGGCGGGTCGTCTTCGATGCCCGTCCAGGCGCTCACATGGCGGATCGCCAGTTCCTTGATCAGCAGGTCCTGGAACAGACCATCGCGTTCGGCATCGCTCGCCAGATCGGGGAGCCCGTCGGCGGACAGCCCCGCCTCGATCCGTTCCTTGAACTGCGCTTCCAGCCCCTCGACCCGACGCCGTGCGGCCGCCTGGGCCGCCGCCATGCCGGCGGTGGTGAGCGGCTTCACGGTGACCGTGATGCCGTAGGGAAGCTCGATGTCAAAGGGCTCGCTGGTTTGCTTCAGGGAGATCATGCGTATTCCGTCCCGTCCAGATCGTTGGTGAGGGTGACGTCGAGCATCCGCCCGGCGGTCTCATTGCGCGCGCCCTGGAAGTCGAAACTGGCCTGCACCCCGCCCGGCCCCTCGACGGCCAGCTTGGGCTTGGGCAGATAGACCTCGTGGGCAGCGAACGCGACCTTGGCGGTACCGACCGTGTACCCGAAGGTCAGGTCCACCGGCGTGCCGCCCGAGGCGAGGTCGATCAGGGTGGTATCGGCGAAGCGAACGTCGATGCGTCCGGTCAAGGCCGCCACCGTGGGATCGGCCCCGTCGATCTTGCCGTCAGAACGGATGGTCTCGATTTTCTCCAGGTTGTTGGAATAGGTGAGCGAGCCGCCGGTCAGATTGCCGATCGGATTACCGGCCCGGGTGATCGACCCCTGGAACTGACTGATCCTGGTAAACGCCAAGCTCGTCGGTACACCTCCTTGCGTGGCCGCCTTGCGGCTCTCGCCCTGGGCGATGACGCCAAGGGTCGCGGCGGCCGCGCCGGATCGCTGGAACTCCAGCGCGATGGAACCCAACACCACGCCGGTGTGCAGGAAAAACGCGGGCACCTGGGACATGCCGACCTCGACCGTGTAGCTCGGCAGGGCATCGTTTCCGGAGACGAACAGATGATCGAATGTGCCGTCCAGATTGTCCGTGGTGACCGGATCACCGAACAGGCCGGTGAGCCAGATCCCGAGGTAACGCGGGTCCATGGGCACGACGATCTCGCCCTCGTCGTTGATGACGTCCTGCAAGGGTGCCAGCGGATCGCGGCCTTGGCCGAGGACCGGATCGTCGATCAGGCCCTGCTCGGAACCCAGGGTGCAGCGATTGAAGGGCATGCGGATGTAGTCGCCACTGGCCGCCTGCCCGTAGGCGGTTTCCCGCTTGAGCAGCAGCGTGGCGCTCGAACCATAGGCTCGGGCCATGATGGGTTCTCCTGGTTTTCTGTAGATTCAGCCGAGGGCCGTGTCGGCCTCGAACTCAATGGCGACGATCAAAGTGCCGGCCTTGATGGCAGGCGCGCCGACAACAGCTTCGGTGTCGATCTCGGGCCGACCGTAGGTCATGCCGAAGGCCAGGCCGCCGAGGGTGGGGTCGGCATCGAGGATCGAACCGACCATCTGCAACAAGGCGTCGAAGGCCGCATCGCGGGATGTGGCGTCGCCGTCCTCGATGGTGATATCGATCTCGGCCTCCTGTCGGCAGTAGACGCCACCGAACCCGCCCAAGGCTTGCTCGGGCTCGCCCGGCGTGCCGTCACGCAGGATCAGCAATCCGCCGGTCGAGATCTTCTCGGGCACCACAGAATTGCGCTCGACGGTGGCGTCCGGGATGGTCTCGAGCCGGGTCTTGAGGGCATCGAGGATCTGCTCGGTCTTGGTCGCGGGCATGGGTCAGTCCTTACGGGTATGGCGGCCGATCAGACCCGGCACCCGCCCTGTCCAGGTTTCCGCCGCACGGCGAACGTCGAGCCGCTTCGGCATGCGGACCTGGGGCACCATCACGAACATCACCACCGTGGTGATGCCGGACTTCATGCGCCCGGTCTTGGTGAAAGCGCCGCCCTTGGCCCGGCGGCCGACCCGTCCGGTCTTGGCACTGATCCGCACCCCGTCCACCACCAGCAGCGACGGCGCGCCCCGCCGGTAGACGAACCGTAAGGGGCCGAAGCGATGCTCCGGGAACGTGGCCGGCGTGATCCGCTTGCCGCCCCCCGCCTCCGCGGGGACAGGCTTACCCCGCTTGGGCGCCGCTGCTGTCGGAATGGCGAGCCAGAACCCGCTCTTGCCACGGATCACCGCGCCCCGATCGAAGCTGCGCACGATATCGGGCGCCTTGGACCAGACGAGGCTCGCCGCGTCATGCCCCTTGTTGGGATAGGCGCGGGAACGCCAGGTCCGGGCCAGACGGGGGCCGAGCCCCGCCGTGATCACCTGGCGGCGCAGGCTGCCCTTGAGACCGTCGCCAGCGTCCTTGACCCCTTCAGCGACCGCCTTTTCGATCTGGCGCATCTCCGCCTTGAGATCGGCCTTCAGGGAACCGGCAATGGAAGCGGAAAATTTCACGAAGGTCTCACGTCCAGAGTCCAGATCAGCCGATCCGGATCGCGCCGCTCGGGCTCGCCCTGGATCACGTAGTCGACACCGTCCAGGGTCAGCCGATCGCCCGGACGGGGACCGGCGACCTCGGACGCCCGAACATCAAACACCGTGGTCTCGGTGTGGATGCGGGTCTCGCCGAAGCCGATGATCTCGTCCGGACGACGAGCAACAAGCCGAACGGACACCGCCTCGCCACCTGCCGGAACGTAGAGAGCGTCCCGCGCGATGGTGGGATCCCCGAACAGGGCATCGATGGCGGCATCCATTACGGACATCAGACGCTGCCGTTGAGCCGCACACGGCCGATGGTGTCGGTCGCGGTGCCTCCCACCGCTTCGATCGCCACGCCGATCAGGGTGTTTCCGGTCGCCGTCTTGGTGGCGACCTTGTTGGTGTCGTCCCAGTAGACCTTGTCGCCGACACTCCAGGCCTGCGAGGCCGCCTTGGTCAGGTCGAAGACACCGACAAGGCTGGTTTCCACCGCCTCACCGGCCAGCGCATCGCCACCGGCGACGCCGAACAGCGCGCCGACCAGCAGACCGCCGCCAGAAGTGACATCGTAGGGGGCCGCAAGGGTGATCGTGTTGCCGGGCTGAATGTAGTTTCGCATGGAATGGTCCTTTCGTGTGCTTGCGCTTGGTGCGAATATTTCCTACTTTTGGAGACAGGAGGATCCGGATATGACCGAGAAGATCAGCGTTTCCCTGACCGACGAGCACGCGCACCTGTTGCAGGAAGCGGTCAAAAGCGGCGACTACGCCTCCTCCAGCGAGGTGATCCGGGAAGCCTTGCGGGAATGGAAGACCCGCCGCCTTCTGGGCCAGATGTGGGACGAAGGCGTCGCCAGCGGCCCCGCCGAGCCCGGGTTGAGCATGAACGACATCAAGGCCGAGGCCCGCCGACGCAAAGGCCTCGCCTGACCCCATGGCGCGTGTCGTCTTCACGAACAAGGCCCGCGAGGACCTGATCGACATCTGGCTGCATGTCGCGGAGGACGACCCGGCGGCCGCCGACCGTGTTCTCGACCGACTGGACGAGGCCGCCAGCCATCTGGCCGATCACCCGGAGATGGGCGCGGCGCGCGACGACATTCGCCCGGGTCTGCGCTATCTGGTCAGCGGCTCCTACCTCCTGCTCTATCGGATCACCGATGCCGGGGTCGAGATCGTGAGAGCCGTGCATGGCCGCCGGGATCTGATCAGTCTGGTTTAGCGGTTACGCCCCAGGATTTTTATAGAGGCCGCGCCAGTCGATGGCCTTGGCGCCGAAGTCGAGGCGGCACTTGATCTCCACCCCGTCCACATCGAAGCCGTTGCGGGTTTCGATGTAGGCGCCCTGCTGGCCTTCCAGATAGGCATACTCGATGGTATCGATCTGGTTCGGGCTGGCCGCCAGGTACCAGGCGGTTTCGCTGACGGCGTCCAGACGCGGCTCGGAGATGGGCGAGAGCGTGCGGATCGACTGCGGCACCACCTTGGCGGTGTCGGCCGGCACCAGGTTCTGGGCCACCATCTGCTCGGCCTTCAACTCGAGAGAGGCCGGCACGATCAGGAAAGACGGGCGGATGTTGAGCACCGTCTTCTTGTCGAGGCCGGTCTGCTTGGCCATGGCCGCCCGGGCTGCGCCGACCGCATCGACACCGAGCGCCTTGCCGGTGCCGGCCAGGTTCTTGTGGTCGGCATGGAACAGGTTCTTGTTGTCGGCCATGGCCGGATTGGCGGTGATGATGTCCCAGACCACGTCGCTTTCAAGCTGAGCGATGGCGTTGCCGTACATGGCGGGGATCCGGGTAAAGGCGTCCAGATCGTCGTTGATGAGCACCTGACGGGTGATGGCGACCACCCGGCCATAGGTCTCGATGCGGTAGCTCTCCTTGGACTCGCCCAGCGTGCCCCGCTTGAACTCGCCGCTCTCGTCCACTTTCAGAAGCTGCGGCGCCTCGCCCAACTGCACCCGGTGCATGGCCTTGAAGTCGGTGGCCAGGACCTGGCGGCAGAACAGCGTGAAGGTGCGAGGATAGGCGTCGTAGGCCTGACGCAGGGTCTTGTTGGTGACCGCCGCCAGGATCTCCGGGAAGTCGGAGGTGGAATGGAGCGCCCGGGTCGCCACTTCGTCGCGCGAGAGGCCGCGCGTGTTGACGCCGGCGTCCGACAGGCTCTCGCGGGCCAGTTCCATCAGGGTCATGCCGCGATACTGGCGCGCGGCATCCTCCAGCGGGAACAGGGTCGGGCTGTAGCGATGCAGCAGCGCACTGGTCACCGCGTCCCGGCGGGTGACCCGTTCGTCGCGCCCGCCCAGCGGCACGGAGACCTGGGAGAAGGTCCGCGTCTCCTCGGACTTGGACGCCACTTGATCGAGGATCACCGTGCGGGCCTCGTCCAACGAGGTTCCCCGTTTCACGAGGTCGTCGGCAAAGCCGCGCTCCAGGTCCAGCTTGGACGCTAGGTCGTAGATGGTCGAGACCCGTTCGCGCTCGGCCTCGCGCGCCCGGCTGACCAGGGCTTCCGCGTCCGCCGTCCGGGACTGGGGCACGGCTTGGGGCTGGGCTTGGGTCTCGGCGGCATCGTCCGGGGTCTTCGGGGCTTCCTCGGAAATCGTTGCCTCGGTCACCTCGGCGGCATCGTTCTCACGGTTGTCTTCGTCATGCATTGTCTGGGTCCTCTTGCTGTAAGGGGGTTCGGCGCCGTCTCGATGCACGACGCATTCGTGGGTGCGGGGAGCATGGGGGTCGTGGATGGCGCGAAAGCCGGCGTCCGCGTCGGCGCCCACCGGCACGGCGGAAATCTCGAACGGCGTCCAGTCGACGGCCCGCCAGACTTCGCGCGCCCCTTCCGGCTTGTTCACCTCATAGCGGTGAACCTGATAGCCGATGGAGACCGCCCGGATGTGCCCGGCCTGGATGTCGCGCCAGATGGGCTCCACGTCATCGCGATCGGAGAAGCGAATGGTGGCGACACCCCGGCCCTGTTCGATGCGCGCGCTGCCCGGCACCACCGAGCCGATCACCGCGCTCAACTCTCCGGTCTCGTGAACCTTTAGAAACGGTGCGCCGGCGTTGAGGCGGTCGAGACGGACATGGTCCGCCTCCAGGCTCAGATCCTCGTCATAAGGCTCGCCGAAGAACGGCACGCGGCGCACCCGAGCGCCAGTGGACCAGACCACGTCGATGGTCCGGGCCTCGGCATCGGCGGAGTTCGGCGCAAGCTCCGCCGCCCGGCGCAAGGCCGGCAGTTCGATGGTGGTATCCATGAAATCCTCGAAATCAGTCGGAAGTGTCGATGTCGGTGGCGGCAAACGCGTCGGCCGCTTGCGCGCTGCCCGTCTTGGTCACCCGGCGCGGATCGGAATCGAGCACGATCCCGGCTTCATCCAACTTGGCGTTGGTGGCCGCGATCTCCGCCAGCACGGCGTCCGGGTTGCGACCCTGGCGGGCGATCGCCTCGGCCAGGGTCATGGTCCCGGAACGCACCGACAGCAGATCCGCCATGGCGTCCTTCAACGGATCCACGGCGTCGAACTTGGGCGGCGCCCATTCGACGGGCACGACCGGCTCGGGAATGCGCCCGGCCGCCCAGGCGGCCTGCGTGAACCAGTCCCACACCGGCTGGCACAGCATGGGAATGAACAACTGCCACTGCACGGCGTCGATCATGCGCCGAAACTCGACCAGCCCGGCGCGGATCGAGGAATAGTTCACCTGGGAAAGGTCCCCGGTGAGCAGTTCGTAAGGCACCCGGAAGCCGGCCGCGATGGTGTGCAGGCTGGCCCGCTTGTACTCGGCATAACCGCCGACGGCCGCCGGCTGGTTGAAGCGAATGTCCTTACCGCCTCGGGCATAGGCGATGAGACCCGGCTCGAACTGCTCGATCCGCTTGCCGTCGGCATCGACCACGGCGGGCGCGACGCCCTGCTGGGTTTCCTCGTCGCCGAACACGATGGCCGTGACACAGGCCTCGGTCTTCTTGCGCACGATCTCGGCGACCTCGTAGTCGTCGAGGTCGCGCAAACTGCGGATCACCGGCGCGCCCCAGGGGACGCCGCGCACCTGGACCCGCTGCTTCTCGTAGACATGGACGATGTCGCGGGCCGGGATGGGGTGGCTTTGCAGTCCCCCCTGCCAGGCGCCGAAGACATCGCCGGGGTGGCTTTCGTGAAGCCAATAGGCGGTGCGGCGACCGATGCCGTCGAACTCGACACCTTGCACCAAGCGTCCCTTGCCGCTGCCTTGGCCACTCTTGGTAGCATCCAAGAAGTCAGCCTCCAGGATCTGCACTTGCAGGGGAACGTCGAGACCGTCGCTCGGGCGGCGCAGACGTCGGCGCACCAGCACCTCACCGGCCTCGACCATCTCGCGACAGATCAGCGTCTGCAGGCCGTAGAAGTCCAACTGGCCGTCGGCATCGCATCGGCGGGACCACTGTTCCCACAGCGCGTTGACGGTCCGGTCGAGTTTTTCATCGCCGGACGTGGCGCGCGGCATGATCCCGGCGCCGATGATGTTGTTGACCAGCACCGACACCGCCTTGGCGGCATGCGGGTTGTTGCGCACCAGATCCCGCATGCGATCGCGCAGTAACGCCGACGCCATGGCCACCTCGGTATCCGCTGAGGTGCCCGGAGTCCGCCAGCCGTCGGTGCGGCGTCCCTTGGCAGCGCCATCGTAGCCGCGCGCCAGCCCATCGAAAGCCTGCCGCGCCAGCGCCCTGCGAGTGGCCGCCCTCGGCGCGACCGCCGCCAGGGCTCGATCGAACCAGCCCAGAGCCATCAGGAATTACCTCGCCGAAACCCGGCGAAGCCGGCCACCGGAAGCGGCTTGGTGGCAGCCGCCAGTTCCCGTTCGATGGTCCGGATGCGGCCCAGCAGGTCCTCGGCAGAGCCGTACTCGACGGTCTTGCCGTCGTAGCTGACACGCAGCGTGCCGCTGGCATAGGCGCGTTTCAGCGCCGCCAGTTCGGTTTCAGTGAATGACGACATTTATGAACTCACGGAGTTGTCTTGAGACGACCCAGGTCTGGCGTTATGCTGCGCTCAACACGCCCCTCACGCCTCTCAACGATGCGCACCAGAGGGGCCTTCTTTTTTCAAAACCAACCATCCCGCCGACCGAGCCAATCGGAGCGGCGTTTTTCCGACGACACGGGGGCCGGGCGGTTGATCATGCCGGCGGCTTCGACGCCACCATCGACCGCACCGAGTTGCTCCTCCAGATCGGTCCACTGACGATCAGACCAGCGATCGGCGCCGGCGATCCAGGCCGCCGCCCGGGCATAGACCCGGCAGTCCAGCGCTTCGTTGCGTTCGCGCAGCTTCTGCCATTCGAGACGGGCAAAGCCGCGTTTGGTCTTCACCGTCACCAATTGCTCGGCGACCAGCTGCTTGAGCCATTCGCTTTCGACCCAACTCGGCAGATGCACCGTGCCCGGCAGGCACGCGGCACCCTCCGCCTTTTCCTCGTCGGTCGGGCGTTGAAGCCTCAGGAAGCGATAGGTCTCGGACTTGAAGGTCGAGACCGCAATGGTCCAGAGCCTTGCACCACGGCGCAGTTTCTTGCCGCCATCGGTGGCGTCCACGAAGGTCGGCCCGGACACCGGGCTCGCCCGATTGAAGCCTTCGACGCCCTTCACCGGCGCCACCTGCCCGAACCCGACCCGGCGCGCCCAGGCGTATATGGCCGGGGCTTCGTAGCCGGTATCGATGGCCAGCTTGGCGATCCGCAAATGGGCGCCGCGCGCATGCGGCCAGGTCCGGTCCAGAAGCGCGTCGAGATCAGTCCAGGCATCAGGACGGTGCGGCCCGCCTTCGATCACGGTGTGCTCGATGAGCCAGCTTTCGAGTCCACGCCCCCAGGCCCAGACGTCCACTTCCAGGCGGTCCTTCTGGACATCGACCCCCGCGGTCAAGAACAGGCCCCCGGCGGGAACACTCCCCGCCGACCAGGTCTCGCGTTGGTCATAGAGCCGTTGCCAATCGGGCGCTTCACCGGTTTCGACCCAGGTCTCGCCGAGGTCCGTGTTCTTCACCGACTTGAGCGCCGCGTCATTGCCTTGGGCGGCCTCCCAATCGGCGGCGATGTCCGCCCAGCTTCGCCAGCCGATGGGGCTGTAGAGACTGGAGATGTGAAAGCCCGCCGTTTTCTCGCTGCCTTGTTCCGACGCGGCGGTTGCCCGCCACGTGCCTGCCTCCAGCATCCGCGTCTTGTGATGCTCCTGGATATGCCCCTCGCATTCGCCGCAAAGGTAGTGCGCCGTCTCGGGGCGTCCCTTGTCCCAGCGCAGGCGCTCGAACTCGAGCCACTGGAAATGCCCACAATGGGGACAGGGCACGAAATAACGCCGCTGGTCCGAGGCTTCGAACTCGCGCTCGATGCGCGACACGCCCTTGACCGTCGGCGTCGAGACGATGAACACCTTGCGCCGCGCGAAGGTCCGGGTCCGGGCTTCGGCCAGCGCCACCGGATCGCCTTCGCCGTCGATGTCGCCGGGGTACCCGTCGACCTCGTCCAGGAACAGATAACGCACCGGCATGGAGCGCAGGCCCACCGCCGAGTTGGCCCCGGTCATGGCCAGCACCCCGCCCTGGAACGCCTTGGTGAGCACCGTGTTGCCGGAATCCCGCGCGCGTGCCGGCTTGACCAGACTGGACAGCACCTCGCTGTCCTCGATCAGCGGATCGATGCGCTGGCGTGAATTGCGCTTGGCCATCTCCACCGTCGGCAGGACCGCCAGCATGGGACCGGGCGCATGATGGATGACGTAGCCGATCCAGTTGTTCCCCGTTTCCGTCGCGCCCACCTGCGCGCCCTTCATGAACACCACCCGCTCGTAGGGCGAGGACGGCGACAGGCAGTCCATGATCTCGCGCAGATACGGCGTGCGGGCCGTGCGCCAGGGACCGGGCTCCGCCGCGCCCTTGCCCGAGAGACGCCGGTGCTGGTCGGCCCATTCGGAAACCTTCAACAGCGGATCGGGACGCAGGCCCCGGTCGAACGCGGCGTCATGGATGGCGGCGGCGTCAGGAAGCACCGGTCAGGTCCTCGAGTGCTGCGCGGATCTCATTGGTCAGCATGGCATGCACCCGCGCGGCATCGGTCTCGGCCGCCAGCACGGCGGACAGACGTTCAGGGATATTCATCAGGGCATCGCGCACGACGCGGGCCTTGTTGAAAGCGGCGACCTTCACCTCGTCGGCATCGACGTACTTACCGGCCTCGACCCGCGCCTTGATCTCCAGGAGCTTGGCCTTCTCGACCTCGCTTTTGATCCGGGTCTTCAAGAGCAGGGTCGGCAGATCGCCACCGCCCGCACCACCTTGGGGCAGCGCGGGAAGATCGGTCGCCGGAACGGCCGGGTTCGGGGCCGGGTCGGACTTCGGCTTGGTGCTGCGCTCGGGCCGCGCCGGTTCACGGACCGCCGCCAGGGCGGCATCGGCCTGATCCGTGTCCACCTTGCGGTCCTTCAGCGCGATCACGCCCTTGGCCACCATCTGGCCGATGTACTGGCGCGAAACCCCACGCCGGCGCGCGTATTCGGCCTGACTGACAAGCATGTGCGTTCAACGTTCCCATGTCCGGGCCGCCCTCGAAAACTTGATCAATTACAATCTATTAGACTTGATGTTCTTCGCCCGTGGAGCCTGTATGGGATTACCAACGGACACGGAGACGACGCCATGAAAACCGAAACCATCCTGCCCACGCGAAACACCGACTGGGGCTTCTTCGGCACCATCACCCACCACGGCGACCCGCTTGAGGCCTGGCCGCTGGCCATGGCGCGGATCGGCCGCGCCACGGGCTGCCCGCACGACGCGGTGCGCGACTTCCTCGACAGCCGATATGGGCGGCATTTTGCGGACGACGTTGCCAACGGACTGGCGCGCAAGCTCACCATCGAGAGCGCCATCGACGCGGCGGTCGAGCGCTGGATGGGCTGGACCATCACCCGGCGCACGAGCCGCGAGACCGGCATCCCATCGGGGCTTCCCTATCTCACCGGGTTCGTCACCCACTGCGAGATCGAAGCCGAAGCCTTCGGCTGATGGACGGCTCCTCCCCGCCATCGCCCCGCGCGATCAGCGTCGGGGCTCGGGGTGGTAGAAGCCCCGCGATGGTCGCGGCGGCATCACTCGGAGGATAACCCCATGACCACCACCAGCGTCGCCATCGAGAAATTCACCGTCGCTCAGCTCGCGACCGCGATTTCCAGCATCACCGGAGAAACGGTCACCACCAAATCGTTCAACTACAAAAGCAAGGCGGTCGATCGCCTGAAGGCCTTGATCACCGAGCACCACCTTTCCAACCAGGACGTACTCCAGGCGGCTGGCATCGAGGCGATCACGCCGACCGGCGAAGCCATGTCCGGCATCGGGATCGGCGCAGGCGCCAAACCGCCAAAGACGAAGCGCAAGCCCCGCGACAGCAAACGGGCCAAGGTAATCGAAATGCTCAAGCGCGACGGCGGCGCGACCATCACTCAGATCACCGAGGTCACCGGCTGGCAGCCGCACACGGTGCGCGGTGCAATCAGCGGGGCGCTCAAGAAAAAGCTCGGGTACAACATCGTCTCGCGCAAGCTCGACACCGGCGAGCGGATCTATCGGATCGAGGCGTAACCAGCTATGCCAACCTTCCAAGTGATCATCACCCGCGACGTCACCGAGAGCACGGTCATCGAGGTCGATGCCGACACCATGGTGCAGGCTGAAGAGGCGGCATTCGAGAAGCTGGTGGCCAGCGACGATACCGAATGGCGTCTCGACGACGGTTCTTGGAACAAGGGCGACGCCTACGTCACCGCCGTCGACCCGATCGACGAAGCCTGACCATCTCTCCCGCCGGGGTCATCGCCAGATCCCGGCGGGAAAAGCGGACCTGGAATTCTTGAGCCCGCTATGTAGAGCCATAGGGGGCATCAGTCCATTTTCAACGGGCCAAACATGCCGCTTTCGACCATTGCCAGGTAGGCTCTTTTCATTGCAAGAGCCGTTTCTTGATCGACAAAAAGAGAAGATCTGCTGCCGTGCGGTTCACCTAAAAGATATGGGCGCATTACCTCCCATCTTTCAGCGCGGCTTGACCACCTCCAACACGGCAATTCCTGTTCGAGCATTAGGGGAACAGCGATTTTCTTCGGGATCAGCTTGCCGAGCGAAAGCGGTTCTGACCATTCACATTTTACGACGATTGGTTTGGCTCCATCTGCGTAGAACCGTACGTTCAACTCTTCGGCCGTGATGGTCGCGCAATGGTGGTTAATTCGCGATGCGGATTCAATTACATCTGCCACGCCCCCATACGGACAGGTGATAAACCCGTGCGCAAAATAACGAGTATGGTCCAGCCCCTTATACCCGGTTTGTGCATTCGGGATAGTCTCGGGATTACGTCCATCATGTTTGGATACAAGCGGGTGCCATGTTGGATAACTTTCAACGGCAGGCCCCAGTTCATCAACAAGGTCCAGCAGCGCTTCCTCGCTCTCGGACCTCACCTCTGGAGAAAACGTTACCGGAATGAGGTAATTCTTTGCTCTCTCAAATCCGCTAGACGCGGCCTCGTCTGCTCTGAATGCCATCGGCGCACACTCCAAATTTCACCACCATCACGAATATATGGAATTGCGCACAAAAAGTCAATATCGTGCGTCATAATTATATATTACGCACGAACACAAGGTAACATGAAACTCAGTGCTCCCTCCGATTAGCAAAGGACTCGCTCTCCTGGAGGCCGTCGGTGTTGGTCGGCTTTAGCGGCGGAGCGACCATTTCGGCCCGATCCTAAATTTACCTCTGGAGATATTTTCCACAGACGAGCTCATCGCCAGATCCCGGCGGCACTCGTCAGAGATCCACGCATCTGGATCGCCTCGAACAGGCGGCGGACCGCATACGAGCGAATGATGCTGATGCAGGTGAAGACAGCGCCGATGGCCAGATTGTCCGAGAGCGACACCGTGAGCCCGAACAGCGGGAACACCGCGATCTGTGTCGCCACGGCAACGCCGTAACCGATGCCCACGTTGGCCAGCGCTTCCACCAGCGACATGCGTCTCGACTGCCTCATCCGCGCGTCCTTTCCTCCTTGATCTCATCGAACGTCCGATCGTCCCCGTCGAGGACGGCGGTCTTGCCGGTCGCCTTCTGCCAACGCTCGACGGCCACGTCCACGTAGACGGGACTAATCTCCATGGCAAAGACCCGTCGGCCAACGGACTCGCCCGCCATGATCTGTGATCCCGACCCCGAGAACGGCTCATAGCACAGACCGCCCGGCTCCACATGCTGGCGCATCGGCGTCGCGAAACAGTCCAGCGGTTTCGGCGTCGGATGGTCGGGGCGTTCCTCGCCCGAGAGACCATGGATGTCCCAGACCGACGGCAGGAACTCGGCACCATCCGCCTTGGGCGGCATGTTGCCCTTGATCCAGCCCATCAGGCAGGGCTCGTGTTTCCAGAGATAGCGCGACCGGGTGAGGACGCCCTTCTCCTTGTTCCAGATGATCTGCTGATGCTGAAAGGCGCCCATCTCGGTCCAGACCTCTTCGAGCATGGCCTGGCGGCGGGAGGCATGCCAGCAGTACCAGGCGGCGTTGGGCTCGATCGCTTCCGCAATCGCCGCCTTGATGAAGCCGCGATAGAGGTCGGGGCCTTGCGAGGAATCGTCCCAGGTCACACCATAGGTGGCGGACCAGTCCTTGTTGCCGTCGGTTCCGCTGGTGTCACCCTTGGCGACCTTGGCCTTGCGCGCGCTGTTCTGCGGATGGTTGGTGCCATCGTAGTCGACCAGGTACGGCGGATCGGTGGCGAACAGGATGGCGCGCTCGCCGTTCATCAGGCGCTTCACGTCATCCGCGTTCGTGCTGTCGCCGCAGAGCAGACGATGATCGCCCAGCAGCCACAGGTCACCCGGACGACTGACCGGCTCGACCGGCGGCTCCGGGATGGTGTCCTCAGCAACGAAACCACCGGCTTGCTGTTCCCCATCCTCGCTCTCCAACAACCGGTCGATCTCCGACAGGTCGAAGCCGGTCAGGTCGAGGTCGAAGTCCTGGGCCTTGAGGTCCGCCAGTTCGAGACGCAGCAGTTCCTCGTCCCATCCGGCGTTCTCCGCGATCTTGTTGTCGGCGATGATCAGCGCCCGGCGTTGGGTCTCGGAGAGATGGCCGAGGCGGATCACCGGCACGTCGTCGAGACCGAGCTTGCGCGCCGCCATGAGACGGCCATGTCCGGCGATGACGCCACCGTCCTCGCCGATCAGGATCGGATTGACGAAACCGAACTCGGCGATGGACCCGGCGATCTGCGCGACCTGCCCCTCGTCGTGGGTGCGGGCGTTGCGCGCATAGGGGATCAATCGATCCACCGGAACGGTTTCGATCGTCAAGTCCATCTGTCAATCTGCCATGTGTCGGGAACGCTTGACGGACCGGCGGCGCAAACCCGCAGAAACCCTGGGGTTGGCGTCAATCCGTCAAGTCGGTGTCAAGTAAGTTGGCGGGCCTGTCGGTGGCGAAATCCCGCGCTGGCGCCTCCCGCATACGATATCCGCCAGGAAGGAACCAAGATATCAAATACTTAGCGGGCGACGACTACCGGGACCACGTGTCCCGCGCGCGCCTCTCGCGAGCATGGTTTGAATATAGCCCATCGAAGCCGAGCCTGTCTCACCGTCCGATGTCTCACGGAAAAATGTCTCACGAGGCGGTTTCATCTTGACAGCCGTGCCGCCCGGTCGACCACGAAGGACTGCGAGCGCTTCGCCGGGACGCGGCGACCGTCGAGCCGCAGGGCGATGACGCTGAGTCCGTACTGCCAGCGGCGATGGGCGGTGGCGCGACTGACGCCGAAGCGCCAGCAGATGGCCTTCCACGGCGCGCCCTCGGCTCGAGCCCAGAGGAGCTTGCCGTCCTCGGGTGCCAGGAAGCGGATCCAGGTCAGGGTTTCCTCCATGCGCGAGATGGCCGCCGCCGAGGGTGGGGGGCGCCGCATGGGCTGAGGGATCGCTCCGACCATGTCGGCGAAGTCGCGCGCCACCTCGGGCCAGACGTTAAAGAAGCCCTGGACCTTCTCCTCGGGCAACCGCTTGAGCACGTCGGCGGCCTCGACGAGACGGTCCTCGACCCGTTCCGGCGTCCAGTCAGCCATGGTGCACCTCCCGGCCGCCGTCGCGCCGGCCATAGAGCTTCTCGCCCAGTTGGCGGATCAGTTCGCGCTCGGGCCAGGTCAGGCGGTCATCCTCCACCGACACCGCGAGCAGACCCTGCTCGTGCCATCCATCGCGCTTGACCTGTTCGGGGTCGCGGCGTTCGCCGCCGTAGCCTTTCGGGAAACGCTTCATCGCGCACCTCCCCGGGTCTCCATGGCCCAGAGCAGCAGCGCGATGGCGTCGGCCTCGTTGTCGTCGGCGGGGGCATACCCCCGCGCCGTCACCGCCGCGATGACCGCGTCCTTGTTGGCGTTGCCCTTGCCAGTGACATGGCGCTTGATGGTGCCCACCGGCACGGCCTCATAGGGGATCGCATGGTGTTCGCACCAGGCGGTGACGTGAGCGAGGAAGCCGCCGTAGGCATGGGCGGCGTCGACCCCGGCATGGCGACGGACTTCCTCGACGAAAACGGCGTCCAGGTAGCCTGCCGCCTGCTTGATCTCTGTGAGCCAGCGCTTGAAGCGCAGGAAGCGCATGCCGCCACCCTGCCAGCGGTCGTTCTTGAACTCGGCGGTGCCACTGATGATCCGACCGTCCGGCCCATGCAGCGCCCATCCGGTCTTGGTGCCGAGATCGAGGGCAAGAATGACGGGGTGGTCCGGCGCCTGTTCGGCGAGAAATTCGATCAATGCGGGCTGGCTCATCATCGGGCTCCTTGGCAATCGGTTTTGGGAATGGGCTGGGAAGCAGCAACCCGACCATTGGTGGGAGGAGTGTGCGTTCCCGGGAACACTCCTCCCCCTATAGGGGGAGGTGGGAACGTGGAAATCGTTGAAATCATTACGTTTTTCCTTGGTTGGGAACGGATGGGAACGAGATTTTTGGGAAGCTGATTTATTCAATGGGTTCAATGACTTGATGCGGATTTGAGGGCACAAAATCTTGGGAATTCCCGTTGGGAAGCTGGGAACCGGGAACGGAAACCGCCCCCCATCCGCTTGGGCAGGAAGCTCTGGGAACGCTGGGAACGGAGCACGCATGGTCCTCACTCCCCGGTCTCGTGGGCGCCATGGACGAACCGCCCGACACCCCGCGCAAACGGCCCGGCCGGAACGTCCAGCCACTTGAGTTCCTTCGAGCCTTCGGCCATGCCCTTGACCAGGATGGGCGGCCGGCCGTTGAGCATCTCCTGGACCAGCCCCTCGATCTTGTTGCGCGCCATGTCGTGGAATACGACGGGCAAGCGGTGGCGCTGCTTGAACAGCCCCGTGCCGCCGGTATGGGTGTAGGGGTGACCGTCCTCGGCCGCACGGGCGATGGCTTCGACCAGGGCATCCATCAGGTCCTGCTCGGGCCGGCGGACGGCCCGCAGGCGTTCGGTCGCATCGACCAGCAGCCCGGTCGGCGCGCGCAGGAAGGTACGGATGGCCCGATCGGCCGGGCCGTTGGCCTTGACCACCGCGCCCTGGAAAACGGCGTTGCGGGCAAAGGGCTCTTCGAGCGCCTTAAAGATGTACCCCTGATGCTCCTCGGGCGCGGGCCAGAGCGCATAGACCATGCGCACCCCATCGACGATGGCGCTGGTGCCGCGCACGGCGTCACGGGCTTGCTCGACCGAGGCGATGGGCCGATTGCCCTGGGGCTTGCGCATGTGGTGGGCGACGATTACCGCCGCGCCGGTTTCGGTGGCGAGGCTCGCCAACAGGCCCGTCGCAAAACTGCCGGCAGCCGGATCGGAGGTGACGTCGGCATGGATGAAGGACGCCAGCGGGTCGAACACCACCAGCTTGAGATCGCGCAGCCTCATGATCTGATCGCGCACCATGCGGAACTGGGGCGTGATTTCGGGGCCGTCCTTGCCGGACACCACCAGCGGGATCGGCCCGCCCGCATTGGGCAGCGGCACGACGATCAGCCGTTCGGGTGCCTTGAGACGAAGCTCGTCCGGGTCCAGGCGCTGCAAGCGACGATGGACTTCCCCCTGGTCATCCTCGGCGGTGAAGATGACGGCGGTGCCGAACGCGCGCACCGGGCCACCGAAAGCCATCGGCTCAGGGCTGACCGAGACGGAACGCGCCTTGCCGGTCGCCACTGACAGCGCCAGGTCGAGGGTCATCATGCCCTTGCCGGTGTCGCCCATGGCGGCCAGGATCGAGACCATGCCCATGGGGAACGAGCCTTCGACCAGAAAACGCTGCTCGGGCGCATCGCCGGAATAGCGAGTGGCATGCCAGTCCGAAAGGTCGAGAGTGGCATTCTCCGAACGGAGGGTCTGGCGTTCGGTGGTGGCGATGAACTCGGCCACGTCCATGCCGTCGTCGACCGCGTCCGCCGCATCCCATTTCTCAAGCTTTTCGTCGGGCGGTAGCAGAACGGACACCGACCGGGCGCCAGCGGCCAACACGGCCTGTCCCGCCGCCATGGCGTACTGCCAACCGGGGCCGTCCTTGTCGGGCCAGATCAGCACCCGTTTGCCGTCGAGCGGCGACCAGTCGGTCTTCTCGATCGGCGCCTTGGCCCCGTTCATGGCCGTGGTGGCCGAGATGCCGGCATCGATGAGCGCCTGGGCGGCCTTCTCGCCTTCCACCAGAACCACCGGATCGGCGGCCTTGATGCCGGGTCGATTGTAGAGGGGGCGCGGCTCCGGGGCTTTGAGACGCCGGTTGACCACATCCCAGGGCCGGAACTGTTTGCCGCCGGGAGGGTCGTAACGATAGACGCAGGCGATCAGCCGACCGTCCTCGTCGTGATAGTCCCACTTGGCGGTGACCGGCCCGAGATCATCCGTCGGCGGCGCTTTGGCCTGTGCCGCGCGATCGTCGTGGAGTGTCCGGCTGCGGCCATCGAGCCATTCGCGGATGTCGTCCATGATGGCGGGGAAATCCGTGCGCGTATCCCGGCCGGAAACCGCAGCCCACAAGCCGATGATGTCGCCGCCCTCGCCGGTCGCGAAGTCGTGCCACATGCCGGCCTTGGGTCCGGCCAGTTCCACCGACAGGCTGTCGCCGCGATTGCCTTGGACGTCGCCGACCAGGAACTTGCCCCCCTGGAACGCACCGCCCGGCAGCAGGTAGGAAAGCACGCCCCGCAGGTTGACCAGCATCCGGGTCTTGATCTCCTCGGTGGTCTCCGCCCCATCCCAGGGTCGGCTATCGTCGAGGCGCTGGGGCTCGGCGTCGTTGAAGTCACGCCAACGCTCGAAGTCGATGACGTTGTCCTCGGTCGGCGGCGTATCAACCATGGTCCGACCTCCAGCAGCGATCCGACCAGGCGCAGAACCGGCATTCGTGGAAGTCGGCGGATTGGGCGATGCGGGGCAGCAACTCGCCCGCCTCGGTGGCGCGGATGATGCGCACCGCCTTGTCGCTCGCCGTCTGGGCCAGGCCGCCGTCGAACGGCACCAGTTCGTGATGCAGCTCGGCGGTGTCCTTGTTGATCGCCGTGAACAGCGCCGGGTTTTGGGAGATGCCCGGCACGCTTGCTTCCATGTAGGCCTGATAGGTGGCGATCTGGGCCGCATAGATCGGTTTCGAGACCGCCACACCCCGTTTGGCCGTATCCTTCCAGGACCTGTCGTTGAGCGACTTGCATTCCCAAAGCGCCGGGAACCCGGTCAGCACGGGACCGGCATTGATGATGCCGTCCACATGGCCGCGGATGCGCCCGTCGGCGACGGAGAAACCGAACTGCTCGCCGTCCGGGCGGTTGCCCTTGGTGGTGTAGAGATCGAACCCAGCCTTGCGCAGCCAGCCGATGGCCAGGTCCTCGAACACATGACCGGCGGCAAAGATGCGCAACGTCCGACCGTCGAAGTCGCTGCCATCGTCCTTCGGCGCGTCGGCATACTCGAACTGCAAGGCACGCTCGCAGGCCACGCCCAAACGGGATCCGCCGAGATAGTCCCGCGACGGCCTCGCGGCGTTCTCCGCCTCCAGGGCCTCGTCGATGAGCGCGTTGATCCGCTCGGCGACGGTTGCCGAGTGGTTGTAATCGAGCATCAGAAAGGGATCTCCGTGTCCTCGGCCTTGGCCGTCGCCAACATGGCGTCCTGAAAGCCACCGACGGCGACCTCGATCAGGGTGAGGACCTGCGCTTCGGTGAGGTCGACCAGCCGGATCTGCCAGCCGATCTCCTCCATGATTTCGGCGAGCGGCTTCATGGCGGCGCGGATCGCGGCCTGTTCCTGTTCGGTCAGATCAACCATGCCCCAGCGCTCCTTCGCCAAACGCGACCAGAAGCCTTGGCAACTCATGGAGCAGAACCAGACCGAGGGCCGGGGCCGTTTCGATGGCACCGGGTCGAACCAGCCAAAGCCACGGGCTGGACGTCGACAGACGGCACAGAACGCACCACGCGGATGCCAGAGGCGCAGACGGGTGGCGGCAGTGTCGGATGAAGAAGCCATGGATCATGCCGCCCTCCCAATGTCGGCCGCCGAAGCCACCAGATTGGTGATGGCGCCCTTGTTGAACTGGAAGGTGAGCAGCGCCGAAGCCTGATAGCGGGTCAGGCCGAAGTCCTGGCGGAACTGAGGTGGCAGATACTGAAGCTGGCGTTCCGTCGCCGGCTGGTTGAGCCAGGAGCGGGTCTTGTGCGCGCTCTCGTCGGTCTCGTTCTCGTTGAGCCAGTCATCGGCCGCCGCCAGGCAAACGGTGCGCTCGCCCACGGCCAGCAACCGCGCGCGCTGTCCTTTCGCCCCGCCGACGGCATGCCAGCGGCCATGAAGGAAGAAGATGCCGCCCCAGGCACTGAACCCATTGGCCACCAATGCCGCGTCGTCGCCGAAGAGATCGCACCAGCGGAAGCTGGAGCGCTTCAGGAGATCGATCTCCGACATCACGAAATCGGCAAGCGGCGTCGCCTCGCCGTCGCCCAAGCCGGCGGACTCCCACAGGTAGCCGCAGAGGGGGCATTCGCGGAGTGCCAACGGCACCTGAGCGGCGCACTCCGGGCAGTCCTTGGTCGGGGCCTCGCCGTCACCGGTCTTGCCGTCGAGATTGACGTCCTGCTCAAGGCAGCCGTGCAGCAGGGTCGAGGTGCCGAAGTCGAGAACGATGCAATCGGTCTTGACCACACCCGGAAACTCGCCTGGATCGACGGTGCGCAAGCCCCTCCCGACCATCTGGATCATGGTGGACTTGTAGGAACTGGGGCGCAGCAGCACGACGCAGCTGGTCGGCTGATGATCCCAGCCCTCGGTCAGCACCGCCACGTTGACGATGACCTGGGTGTCTCCCTTCTCAAAGGCACGCAGCACCGAGCGGCGTTCCGCCTCGCCCATGTCACCATGGACCATGCCGGCGGCCACGCCATCATCGCGGAAGGCCTCGGTGACGTTGCGGGCGTGATCGACCGTGGAACAGAACACCACGGTCTGCCGATCGCCCGCCTTCTCGCGCCAGTGGCGGATCACCGCTTCGGTGATCGGCGCCGTGTTCATGATCGCGTCGACCGCCTTCATGTCGAAGTCGTCGACGGTCTTGCGAACACTCTTCAGCGCCTCCTGCGCGCCGACATCGATGACGAAGGTGCGCGGCGGCACGAGATGGCCCGAGGCGATCAGTTCGCCGATGCTGATCTGGTCGGCGACGTTGGAGAAGACGGGCCGCAGCCCTCGTCTGTCACCCCGGTTGGGCGTCGCTGTGACGCCGAACACCCGGACATCCGGATTGCGGTCCCGCGCCTTGTCGATGATCCTGCGGTAGCTGTCGGCGGCCACATGGTGCGCCTCGTCGATCACCAGCAGATCGAGCGCCGGCAGGAGATCGAGGTTGGCGGACCGGGCCAGGGTCGGCACCATGGCGAAGGTCGTCCGCCCCCGCCAGGACTTGGTGCGGGAGTCGACAATCGACGTGCTGATCTTCGGATTGACCTTGGCGAACTTGAGCACGTTCTGCGCCGTCAGTTCATCGCGATGGGCGAGCACGGCCGCCTTGGCGTCGGTGCCCTCCAGCATCCGGCCGACCACGCCCGAAAGCATGATCGTCTTGCCGGCCCCGGTCGGCGCGACGCCCAGGGTGTTGCCGTGCTCATCGAGCGCATCCACGGCGCGCTCGACGAACACCTTCTGGCGGGGACGGAGAAGCATCGGCCCACCCTCCTACTGCGCCCAGGCCGGACGGCCAGGATTGGCGGCAGGCTGTGATGCGGGAGCAGCGGCTGCCGAGGCCGACGAAGCGGTCGGGGCGCCACCGGCCGGACGCCAGATTCCTCCGTTCTCCTGAAACGCCTTCCAGTCCTTGGTGTCCGGCGTGACGGCGAAGCGGATTTCGTTCTTGGCGTCGCCGTTGGCATCCTTGCCGACGTCGATCTTGGCCAGGAACTCGATGCCGTCCAGATCGGCGAAGCCATTGATCCGCCGCGCCGCCTGGGCCTGGGGGGAGTTGTCCTTGTCCGACAGTCCGCGCGCCGAGTTGAGGATGCCGCGCACGAAGGACCGGCCCATGTTGCCCCATTCGGGACCCTTCAGGCTCAACAGCCCGATCAGCGACCAGACCTTGCGCCGCGCATGGGCGCCTTCGAGGATGACGAACTCGGCATTCAGGTAGACCGAGCCGGTGGTCTCGTTGCGGGTCGCGTAGCCGCCCGTCCAACCCTGGGACGGATCGTCATAGCCGCCGGGCTTGAGGGTCATCCGCACGGGCACGATGGTGCCCTTGGGGATCAGATCAAAGGAGTTCTGGGACTCCGCATCGTTGTAGTCGTTCCACGCACCGGTCATGGTCAGGACGCTCCTTCATTGTCTTGGGGGTCGGGGGTGTCGGGGGTGTCGGCGGGGCGGTCGAAGACCAACCGCTCGCTCGCCGGTTTGACGGGACCGCCGATCTTTTCCATCAGGCGGCCGAGATGGGGTTCCTCGATCTGGTCGAGACGCCCGCTGCGATCCTTGGCGGGGAAGCCGAAGGGGTTCAGTGTCTGGCAAACGAAGGCCCGAAACGGCTCGCCGTCGCCCTGGCTGACTTCGGCCATGGTGATGACCTCATCGACGATGCCGGGCAGTTCGTTGCCGGTCTTGGAGCCGTCGATCTGGGGGGTGAAGACGCGCCGATTGAAGTCGTCGAGCTTCTCGTCGAGGATCCCGACGAACCAGACGTTCTTGCCTCGCGTGTGCTGCAGGTGGGTGAGCCAGGCGATCATCTCCTGGCCGTGCAGGCCGTAGGCGCCGCGCATGTCGGGCTTGCCGGTACGCTCGGAGACCGCCTGCGGCTGGCCCTTGCACCACTGGAAGCACAGCCGTCCGGCAACCGTGATGCTGTCGATGAAGACGGTCTGGTACTTATCCAGCGCCGCCGGGTCGCCGAAGCGATCACAGACCGCCTCGAAATGCGCCTGGCTGTAGACCTGGTCTTCGCGAAGCGCCGGGTTCGGCCCACCGATGAAGACGGCGAAGTCGCGGCATTCCTGCCAAGTCCGAGGGCGGATGGTGTCGCCCGGCCAGCCCTCGATGGCGAGATCGCCGGCCTCTAGATCGAAGAACAAGGTCGATGGCGCATCCAGCGTCCACAGCAGCGAGGTTTTGCCGATCCCGGACTTGCCGAAAATCGTGCCCTTGATGCCACGCCGTTCGGCCAGACGTTCGTCGGCGGAGATGATGGGGAGCACCATTATTTGCGCTCCTTCTTCTCGGCCACGGCGTCGAGGGCGTTGTCGGCCCCGACCGCGCCGTTCTTGCGCGCCAGGTCGTAGAGCCGACGCAGGGAGTCCATCTCGGCGTAGAGGGCCGAGGACCTGCTCTGCAGCGCCAACTGGGCGAAGGCGATGTCGTCGAGCGACGCCGTCTCCATGGGCTTGGTTACTTCCTCGCGCCGCTCGCCCAGAGGCGGAATGCGGATCGCATCGGGGAGTTCGGTGAGGAAGCAGTTGTCCTCGCGCAGGCGGTCGAGCTTGGTCTTGGCGGTCATTTGGACACCTCATCGTTCAGGGAAAGACGGAAGGAGGGCTTGCCGACCCGAACCGTGCGAGCAGCCTCGAAAGCGGCGCGAATGGCATTCGGCCAGGCGGCGTACTTGCGTTCGGGAACCTTGAAGGCGATGTCGACATACTCGGCCGGGTCGTCGCCCTCGGCGCGGATGCGCTCGACCAGGGCGGCCAGTTGGGCCTGATCCCAATCGACCTTCTTTGGAAGGTCGGCGACCACGGTTACGGCGCCGTCTTCGACCCGGACCGTGCCGGTGTCCTTTCCCTGGTGCGCCCGTAGCGCGGCAGCCCGGGCGGCGTATTTGAGGGCGAGCGCCTCGTCGAGCCGGGCCTTGCCCGTCTTCGCCGCCTTCAGGGCGCCGTCCGCTTCCTGCTGCAGGTCGACCAGGACGTCGGCCGGAAGGGCCGCGATGTCACGGACCTCCAGCCGGGTGAGATCGGCAATGGTCGGATGGTTGTCGGGAAAGGGCATTACGCGGCCTCCTCGATCATCAAGGTTGAGAATTCCAAAGGAGTGTTCCGGGGGTGCGGCCGGGCGATGGCGAGGTAGGCGAAAGCGCCGGGGCCGATCCGTCGCTGGACCAGATGAACGAAGTCCCGTTCCGCAAGATCGAAGGCGCGGTCGGAGACGCGGGCCAGCTCGGCCCGAGCTTCGCCGTCCATGGGAGAGCCGAACGGCGTGATATCCAGCACCAGAAAGCCACGGTGGTATTCGAACTCGTCACCCGGCGCGGCCTGGGTGAGCCAGGCGCAAAAGTCGACCTCGCGGATCATCGGCACGGGATCGGCCTGTCGAAGGGAAATGATCATCGGGACGTCGCTCCGGTCTTTCGTGTCGAATGGGGTGTCACTGCGTGGTTGTTCCGTGCTACCCCCATTCGAATTCTTGTTCATTACGAATGACTTCGCGGGATTTCGCTGGCGAAACGGAGCGAAAAAGAAGGAAGGTGCGGGTATCATTTTTTCTGGCCTTCTTCGGTTCCGGCCAGATGCTCTGCCTCGTAGGCCTCGATGTCTTCGAGCCGATAGACCACCCGTCCGCCGATCTTCAGGTAACGGGGGCCCTGGCCGAGCCAGCGCCAGCGCTCCAGGGTGCGCGGGCTGAGGCTCCATCGCTTGGCGAGTTCGACCTGATGCAGGTGCTTGATCGTCATGTGACACTCCTCGAAAATCTTTCTGCCGCTCCCCGGCTCGTTGACGCCCGAGGAATTGCGTTTATTTTCAATGGAGTGCGGGGTTCGTTATATAGTCAGGGTCGGTTTTTCTTGTGACATCTGGCCACGAAAAAGCCCCGGTTTTCGGGGCGACGGTGGGTCGGGTTGTGACATGGAGGGGCCGGGCCTGTGACGTGCGCCCGCGCAGCCGTCTTCGGATGGACGGATTGAAGCGGCTATCGGCTGTCGTTTTTTTCGAGGAACAGACGCCGCTGCTCCTCCCATTCGAGAGGGAACGGCTGCATCAACTTGGCCATGGTGAGGTCCGCCGGTTGGCGGCCGTCGAGGATCATCTCGACGATGTCCGGGGCCAGCAGGGTCAAACGCAGGATGCGGCTGACGTAGGAGGTATTGATCTTCTCCGCCCGGGCGAGGTCCTCGACGGTGGCGTGAGCGCCGTTTTCCAGCAGCCTGCGCCAGCGGAAGGCCCGGGCCAGGGCCTTGACCATGGTGTTGTCGACGCGGGTCCGGGGCTTTGCCCAGGAGGGCACCCCGTCCGGCGACACCACCAGCTTGCGCCCGCCGCGTGTGGCGAAGGTCATGGGCACATGGATGGTCAGGGTCTTACCGCCATCGTCGATCTTCGGCGGCCTGATCGTCGGCTCGCGCATCACGCGGCCCTCGGCTCGGAGGCGGCCCGGATGTCGGCGACCAGGGTCCGCAGGCCATCGACCCGGAAGCGGATGTCGAGGCCATGCTTGTGGACCTCTATCCGCTCGACCAAAAGCTGAAGCACCCGGGCCTGTTCGGCGGGGAAAAGCTCGTCCCACAGGGGATCGAGATCGTGCAGGGCGCCCCGGACCTCGGTTTCGGTGATCCCGTCGTCCTGTCGGCGCGCCGCGCGCCAGGTGGCGACGATCACTTCCGGCGCCCGCAACAGCCCGCGGACATGGTCGATGACGGCCGCCTCGATCTCGGCGGCTGGCACCCGGCGAACGATGTCGGGGTTCTCCTCCCCCTTCATCAGAGCGGCGGCAATGTAATAGCGGTAAAGCTTGTCCCCTCGGCGGGTGTGGGTCGGCGTCATCGCACGGCCATCGGCACCGAAGATCAGGCCCTTGAGCGGCGCCGGGGTCTTGGCGCGGGTGTGATTGGCGCGGGTCCGGGGGCTCTCCTTTATGATGGCGCGGACTTTGTCCCATAGGTCGCGGTCGATGATAGCCTCGTGTTCGCCGGGATAGGCCGTGCCCTTGTGGACAGCCATGCCGATGTAAACTTGGTTGTTCAGCATCTTGTAGAGGTAACCCGTGTTAAAGGGCTTGCCGCGCTTGGTGATCACGCCTTCGGCGGCCAGGGCGCGAGCGAGGATGGTGGTGGAGCCGACATCAAGGAAGCGCTGGAAGATTGCCCGCACGGTGGCGGCCTCCTCGGCGTTGACCACCAGCTTGCGCTCCTTGACGTCGTAGCCGAGCGGCGGATTGCCCCCCATCCACATGCCTTTCTTGCGGCTGGCGGCGATCTTGTCGCGGATGCGCTCGCCGGCGACCTCGCGCTCGAATTGGGCGAAGGAAAGCAGGATGTTGAGCGTGAGGCGCCCCATGGAGGTGGTGGTGTTGAAGGACTGGGTGACCGAAACGAATGTCACCGCATGGCGGTCGAAGACGTCGACCAACTTGGCGAAGTCCATCAGGGAGCGTGACAGGCGATCGATCTTGTAGACCACCACCAAGTCGATGCGGCCGGCCTCGATGTCGGCGAGCAGGCGCTGCAGGGCGGGCCGCTCCAGGGTGCCGCCCGAGATGCCGCCGTCGTCATAGGCATTGGGAACCAACACCCAGCCCTCCGCCTTCTGGCTGGCGATATAGGCCTCGCAGGATTCGCGTTGGGCATGGAGGCTGTTGAACTCCATGTCCAGGCCTTCTTCCGAGGACTTGCGGGTGTAGATGGCGCAGCGCTGCTTGCGGATGGGAGTCTTGCTCATTGGCCCGCTCCCGACTTGCGCAGCCCGAAGAACACCCAGCCGTTCCAACGGGTGCCCGTGATGGACCGGGCGATGGCCGACAGCGACTTGTAGGGGCGGCCCTGGTATTCGAAGCCGTCGGCCAGCACGGTGACGCAGTGCTCGACGCCCTGGAACTCGCGGATTAGCCGCGTGCCGGCGATCGGCCGGTCGTCAGTGCGCTTGCGGCGGACCTCCATCTTGCCGCCGTCCAGATCCTCGCCCAGCGCTTCCAGGCGTTCGATGGTAGCGGGCCGGAGTTCCCCATATTCCAGTTCCTGGATGCGGTAGGCAAGCCGGCTCTCCAGGAATCGTCGGTTCTGGCGCGGCGGTTCGGTCTCGAACAGATCCCGCCACATGCCCCTCAAGTCTGGCGTCGAGGTGTTCTTCAGCGTGGCGATTCGGGCAATGATAGATTCCGTCATGGCATGGATTCCTCCGCGTTGGTTTCGGTGGATCCATGACGGCATTGGTCGGGCGAGAAGTGTAGGCAACTCTCTCCGTGGTCCGCGGATAGTCGCCTTGACTTCCGGGTCCGCAGGCGAACCACCCCGGCAGCCAGGATCGACGCCAGTTCTTCCAGGCGCTCAGCGGCGGACATGCGGTCGGGGGAGAGGGCGTTGTGCATCGGCGTATCGGTCTTTAGTTGCGGCCGATAGTCAAATTAAGCGGCTGATTTTGTTGAAGCAAAACAAAAACCTGCCCCAGCGAAGAGGTTCGAAAACAAAGGAGCCCACGCGGTGGATGACGAAAAGACCCTCAATGGGAAGTCACGCCTACACGCTACAGGCGGTAAAGGCTCAGAGAATACTTCTTGAGCATTGCCACCATTCGGAGAGCCTCATATGATCGTAACAGCGCGAATCGGAACGTGGTGCGAGCGAAAACGTCGCCCTATCATGGCAAGGACAAGAAAGAAAATGTGAGGTACGCCATTGGGCCATCAACGTCTCGGTTCGCCACCAGCGTCGAGAAAATTGCCTGAGATCATTAATCTCCTGGTGGCCGGGACGGCTTCAGCGACGGAACTGGTCGAAGCGATTACGAAGGCAACGGAAGCGGCGCTGACTCGGGCCCTCAAGGACCAGGCCTTCGTTGAGGCGCTGTGGCTTCTGGTAAAAATCCCCCAAGCGGCCAAGGCCGAGAGTTTCTCGGAAGCGTTGCGGGCCGTAGGGGTCGCGGCCCCGGACAATCCGAGCGCGACCGACCTCGTTGCTGGTTACGATGCGGCGATCGAGGCGGTCCAACGCAGGTCCGACGGTGATGTAACCGACCTTGGCGAGATGGCTCGACAGGCCGGAATCTCGGCGCTTTACAGCTTGATCGAAGAGCGCTTGCCGTCTCTTTGGGAACCGACCCGGGAAGATGTGCGAACGACCCTCGCCACCTTCGTCGGGCCCGAAAAATTCGGCGAACTTTCTCAGCGGTTCCTGACCAACTTCTCGGAACGGACCATCCAGTACTACCTAGACCGGGAAATACCCAGACATCTTGGTCCGGGAAACGTCGTTCAATCGGTCGGCGACATGGCCGTGTTCGATGACGCGGTGCGGCGGCACTGTGCGGAGTCCACTATGATCATGCGCCCCTTCGCCAAGGATTGGCTCGGCAAAAGCGTCTACAGCGAGGGGAAGGACATCTCTCAGAAGAAACTCGTAGGCTTCACCGCCGTTGCGCTGAAGAAAGTCAGAAAAGAGTTCGAGATCAGGAGCAAGGCCGGTGAGAACGTTTAACATATCATGCGGGGGCGCTTCCTCGACATTTGGAAGTGGGGAGCATCGCTCGATCCAGATGGATGTTCAGGGTAGCAACCAGGACGTCACGTTGAAGATCGAGGACATCAGCCGAGCGATGGTCAGCAATATTCCGGATGTCCTGTTGGACCTGCTGGAGGTGGCGGCTTACATCTACTGCGCCGACCGGCGGTGCTCACGCGGTGGCGACACGTTGGACGACTACGGCCACGATTGGCGGCGCGATCTGCGTTTTACCATTCCCCTTCGCGAACCCGACCGATGGGAATCGCCGGCGGTCAAGGAGGCGCTGCGTGACGCCCTTGGCTTTCTATCCGATGACGCCTACTCATTCTCTTTCGTGAGGGCAGAGAACCCCGTAGCGCCGAAAGAGCTGTACTTCACCGGATTGACCGAGGGAACTTTCGAGCCCGACGAGGTCGCCTTGTTCTCTGGCGGTGTCGACTCGTTTGCCGGTGCCGTCCACGATCTGGTCGCCAACGACATGAATCTGGCTCTGATCGGACACTTCTCGGCCACCAAGGTCGTCAACGTGCAAAAGGAACTGATCAGCGGTTTGCAACAGAACGGCCTTGATGGCCGGTTTTTCTACACATCGGTCGAGGTCAAGAACAAGGGCGTCCGTTCAGTAGACGAAAGCCAAAGGACGCGCTCCTTCCTGTTCGCCTGTCTGGGACTGGTCGTCGCCCGCCTGTTCGGAAAGGACCGGCTCACCTTTTACGAAAATGGCGTGGTCAGCCTGAACCTTCCGATCGCCAAGGACATTATGGGCGCCCGGGCGACCCGCACGACTCATCCCCAGGTTCTGGACGGATTCACGACGTTCTTCTCGGAACTGCTCGATCATGAGATCGGGATCAGAACCCCCTTGCAATGGATGACCAAGCGGGAAGTCGTCGAAACCCTCAGCGGAAGCGGTTTTGAAGGCATGTTGGGAGATACGGTCAGTTGTACACGGACTTTCGTTCGCACTGTCGATCATCCGCATTGCGGTGTGTGCTCTCAGTGCATCGACCGGCGGTTCGCTGTCCTGGCAGCGGGGATGGAAGAATCCGATCCGGAGCAGGGGTATACGGTAGACCTGTTGACCGGGGATCGGAGCGCAAAAGAGCAAGACGTTCGAATGGCGGTCGATTACGTCAAGTGTTTCCAGAAGCTGACGGCCTGTCCCAAAAATCGCTTCTTGGTCGAGTACCCTGAAATCACGTCAGCCTTGCGTTATTTTTCGGGCCTCTCGACCGCCGAGGCCTGCGATCGCATCTACGACCTGCTTCAACGGCATGCTCGGGACGTCCTGGACGTCCTTGATGCCGCAACCACGAGGCACAAGGGAGAATTGGTGCGGGGCGAATTGCCGGCGGGCTCCTTGCTGTCCATGTGCTTCAGCCGAAGTAAGATCGAGGTGTCTCCGCCTTCCGGCTACGACAGTCAGGTGAAGGATTTCATGGACAGGCTGCAGCGACCGGTTTGCGAGTTCGCTGTTGACGAAACCGCCAAGCGCGTCCTGTTCAAGGGCGACTTTTCCCTGGAAGGCACCAACTACGATCTGGTCGCCGCGCTGCTGGACAACCATCGCACTGGCAAACGGAACGGCTCCGATATTGCCTATATCCCGGCTCCCAACTTGGCGCAGGTGCTTGGCATAGCCGATGCCTCGCTGCGGCAACAGGTAGGCCGATTGCGGAAGCTGGTGACAGAGCGGCTTGGGGTCGATTTAGGCGTCCCACTGGGTACCGACGACTTCATTGAGAACAAAGAGCGGGCGGGCTATCGCCTCAGCCCGGCACTGCGGGAGGTTTCGCCCGGTGACCTTTGA